CATACACGCTACCAACGGTAAACGGCTCCGAAGACACTTGGGGGACGACGCTCAACGCCAACTGGACGGCGATTGGCACGTTCCTCGGCTCACTAGATAGCGCGGAGCTGGCGAAGCTGGACGGGCTAACAGCCTCGACGGCCGAGTTGAACATCTTGGATGGCGTGACGGCCACGGCGGCGGAGTTAAACATTCTCGACGGCGTGACGGCCACGACGGCCGAGTTGAACATCTTGGATGGCGTGACGGCCACGGCGGCTGAGTTGAATTATATTGACGGGGTGACCTCTAACATTCAGACGCAGATGAATCTCAGGGCCAATCTTGCGTCACCATCGCTCACTGGCAACCCGACAGCGCCAACGCAGACAGCAAGCAACAACACGACACGCCTTGCGACGACGGCGTTTGTGCGTGATGCAGTTCCAGATGTGCTGAGTGCAGGTGGGACTGCCCCTATATTCGCGGCGAGGGCTTTTGGGAAGGTTTCCTCGAACGCTAAGGTCTCGGGCGGTAATTTTTCGTCATGGAATAGCAGCACAAACACAGTATCATTCTCAACTAATATGGAGAACGCAAATTATGCGGTGTCTCTGAACAGCAAAGACGGCAATGGAAATTGTTTTGTTAATGGCATTACTTCGTCAGGCTTTGTCGTTAATATTAGGAGCTCCAGTGGCGGAACGGGCGACCCCGCTAATTTCGAGTTTATTGTTGTAGCATAGGAGCGCCCGATGCCATTAGTCGAATTAACGCCGCCGTCGGGTTTTCGCTTTCACGGCACTGACTTGCAGTCCGAAGGACGCTGGCACGACGGTAGTCTTGTGCGTTGGCATGAGGGTTCAATGCGCCCCGTCGGCGGCTGGGTGGACCGCACGGGCGACGTGGAATACGCAGCGCCGCCGCGTGGGATGCTGGCGTGGCAGGACAACACGACCAACCGTTGGATTGCCGCAGGGACGTACAACAAGTTGTACGCGACGACATCCGGCGGAGGTACGTTCGACATCACGCCCGCAGGATTTACGTCTGGAGCCGAAACGGCGTCGGTAAACACCGGCTACGGCGGCGGGCCATACGGTACATCATTCTATGGACAAACCAGACCCGACAGCGGCAATTACGGCGAAGCCACAACGTGGTCAATGGACAGCTATGGCCAGTATTTGGTAGCCTGCAGCAATGCCGACGGCAAATTGTACGAGTGGCAATTAAACACCGGCACACCAGCCGCGCAGATTGCAAACTCGCCCATCAATTGCAGTGGGCTGGTCGTGACTGGCGAGCGGTTTATCTTTGCACTGGGCGCTGGCGGCGTTAAAAATAAAGTTGCTTGGTGCGACTTTGAAAATAACACGCAGTGGACCCCATCCAGCACCAATCAGGCGGGCGACGTGACGTTGCAGACCAGCGGCCAGATCATGGCTGCCGTCGCGGCACAGGGCCAGACAATTATCGTAACCGATCAAGACGCACACCGTGCGGTATACCAAGGCCCCCCATTTATTTACCAATTTGAGCGCGTTGGCGCGGCTTGTGGCGCAGTTGCACGTAAGGTGGTCGTGGACACGCCCGCCGGAGTTTTCTGGATGGGCCAGCAGAATTTCTTTAGATACGATGGGTCAACTGTATCAGAGGTTCCGTGCGACGTATTTGACGCGGTATTCAGTGACATGAACCCCGCCCAGATCAGCAAGAGCTGGGGTGTGCCGAACGGCCAAAACGGTGAGGTCTGGTGGTTCTATTGCAGCGCCGACGCGACCGAGATCGACAGCTACGTGGCATATGATTACCACGACAACCATTGGCTGATTGGCAAACTGCCACGCACCGCCGGAGTTGATCGTGGCGTATTCCGCGCGCCGATTATGGCGAGCGACGCTGGCCGGATATATAATCACGAAACCGGCTTCAACTATGAGGCCCAGACTGTCTACGCCCAAACTGGGCCATTCAAGATCGGCGCGGGCGACAACCTCGCCGTCGTCACCAGCCTGATCCCAGACGAGCTGGCGCTTGGCAGCGTCACGACTACGTTCAAGACGCGCAGCTATCCAAACTCTGCGGAGGCATCACACGGGCCATATACGCTGACAGAACCGACCAGTGTCCGGTTTCAGGGCCGACAAATCCGCATGAGGGTTGACGCAGTTGACGGTGACTGGCGCGTCGGCAAGTTTAGATTTGACGCCAAGGCGGGTGGCCGCAGATGAGCGGACGCGCACCGCCACCCTTTGGCCCAGACTGGAAGACTTGGGGCCGACAACTGACTACGTGGCTGGGCCAGTCGCTGCCCAACCTGCAGTGGTTTACCGGCAATGAGACTGCCGCACAAAATGGCACGCTGCTGTGGAACGAGACTGCGTCGTATCCAGTGGTGTCCAAAAATGGCGCGTTTCGGCAGGTCGTCGTAGAAGGCGGCGACGCGCAGCTATCTATCACGTCTGACGTCACGGCGGCAGCAACGAACACGGCATACCCGTTGACGTTCACGCTCAATACTGGCCAATTTATTTCGCTTGGGTCGCCCACATCGCGCATTGTGTTTGAGGAGGCTGGACACTATTCCGTCTCGTTTGCGGCGCAGACTAGCAGCACGTCGGGCAGCACAGTCAACTTTTACTTTTGGCCACGCATTAACGGCACAGACGTCGCCGGTGCGACGGTCAGGAACGCGCTGCACCAGAACGGCGCGACGACCCTGTCTGGTCGCACGGCGTTCTTTGACGTTGCCGCCGGAGACTACCTTGAGGCCATGTGGGCTGTGTCCAATACAGCCGGACATCTTGAAGCCACGGCGGCGTCTGCGTTTGCGCCTGCGGCTCCCGCTGCTACATTGTCTATAATCAGGGTGCATGGGTGACATATATGGGCAAAAATGATAAGGTCACATTATCTTACGTGCCGATCAGCGAGTTGGACAAGTGGTGGCCGGTGGCCTCGCCAATGATTGAGCTGGCACGCAAGCGATACGACAGCCAATACGGGCTGGATGACGTCAAGGATGCCATTGCAAAGGGCAAGGCTGTCTTGTGGTTAATTATGGTGGGATCAAAGCCCCGCGCGGCGATGACTACCAGCGAAGACCAGTACCCGCGCCGCAAGGTTTTGTGTATTGAGTTGCTAGGCGGAGACGCTGCTGAGGACTGGGCAGAGGATGCCGTCGGCGAGCTGGCGAGGGTGGCAAGGGCCGCCGGATATGACGCTATTGAGACCAAAGCCCGACGCGGCTGGTCAAAGATGGCAGGTAAATACAACTTTCGGCCCGTTCATGTGGCCTACGAAATGGAGCTAAACGATGGGACAAGGTAAAAGCACAACGGCACAGGCACCGACTGGGCCGGGCGTCGAGGCTTACAACGAGTTTGCGGCCCCGGCGGCGACAGCCTTGGCAAACACTGAGTTTACCCCATACACGGGGTCGTTTGCGCCGGGCATGAGCGATTACACCACGCAAGCTGGCCAGCTATACGGCGACATCGCCCAAATGGGCCAGATGACGCCACAAGATTACGCTGCGCGCACGCAAGCAAACATGAACCCATACCAATCTAACGTGATTGACACGTCGCTTGCCCGCATGGGTCGGCAACAGGAACAGGCGCGCACTGCGAGCGAAGCCAACATGATTGGCTCTGGCGCATTTGGTGGCGGTGGTCGCCGCGCCGTATACGAGGCTGAATTTGACACTGGCAACCTTGCCAACCAAAACCAGCTAATCGCCCAGATGATGCAGCAGGGCTACGGTCAGGCGCAGGCGCAGACAATGGCGCAAATTCAGCAGCAACAGGGCGCACTTGGCGCTGGCGCGGCTGGATTGTCCGGCGTTGGCGCGACTGACACGGCGTTGCAGGGCGCACAGATGGCTGGCGATTACGGCGAGTTTATGCGTCAGCAAGATGACCCATACAACAGGCTAAACGCCTTTACCGCCTTGGCGTCCGGTTCGCCAACTGGGGCGACGTCAACTGACACGCGCCAGCCCGGCCTGTTTGAGTATTTAACTGCGGCGGCAGGGATGGCCTCGTAATGGACTCAAATGAGTGGTCACGCATTCGTCAGGGTATATTCGGCGGCGAGAGTGGCGGCGACTACAACGCGCTGTTTAACTACCAGAACCGCCCAGGCGGCAGGTTTGCTGACACCAAGCTGACAGACATGACAGTCAATCAGGCGCTGGAATTTTCAAGCCCAAGCGGCCCCTACGCAGATTATGTGCGCGGGCAAGTCGGCAGGGTTGCCACGCCAATGGGCGCTTACCAGATTGTTGGCAGCACACTAAGAGATGCGTCGAAAGGGCTAGGGCTTACGGGCGACGAGAAGATGACAACCGGCCTGCAGGAAAAATTAGGCCAGTGGATTTACCAAAAACAAGGCACTGGCGCGTGGGAGGGATACAAGCATGTCACCGACGCGCAAGCAGTCGGCGCAGACGCGATGGCCGCGCTTGGACGACAATCAAACACAGGAGGCCAGCGGATGGCTATGCAACCGACACAGCGCCAAGGCATCCTAGGCGCTCTAGGAATACAGAAGCAGGACCGCAACGCGCAAGGCGACACGGCGCTGCCATTCTACCAGCGCGACGACTTCAAGGACACGATGGGAAAGTTGGCCGTTGGCTTCAATAGCCTCACGTTGCGACCGGATCAAAACCTTGCCGCCAACGTCAGGGCAAACCGTCAAGAGCGTCAGACGAATCAGCGGGCCAGCCAAAGCATGGAATGGCTGTCACGGCAGCCCAACAGCGAGGCGTACATTGAAATGCTGCGTGCGGGCGCGCCAGTGGGTCAGGTTCTTCAAGCGTATCAAAAGGATGTGGCTGGCGGCGCTGACGGCGTCCAGTCATCCACGGCATTGCCGGACCAGTCTGGCGTTGTGATGACCATGCGCGACGGCAGCATTGTTGTGAAGACTATTGGAGGCGAAACGCTCACTGGGCAAGCCGCCCTTGATTTTGCCAGAACGGCCAATGAGAATTATGCGGGATATCAGTCTGACGTTTACGCCGCTCGCAAAACAGGTACAAATCTTGCGGAGACCGATACTGGCGCGGCTGCTGCTGCTGCTGGTGCGGCAGGCGAGGCGATGGTAAAGCGCGGGTTCGAGGCGTTCGATCAGGCTCAAAATGCGTCAAAATCATTGGCATCCATTGATGAAGCTATCGCGGCCATCGACGATGGTGCGGAGTCTGGCCTAGTCTACAAGTTTATCCCAGACGTCACAGAAGCGTCTGCGTCCCTTAATGTCGCCATGAACAAAATGGGTTTGGACGTTATTAGCTCCGTGACGTTCGGCGCACTGTCTGTAGCAGAGATGAATTTGGCGATGCAAACGGCTGTGCCACGCGATTTATCGCCACCAGAGCTGCGCTCTTGGCTAGTCAGTAAACGCGATGCGCAGGCAAAGACCCGCGATGCCCTAATGAAAGCTGCTAACTATCTGACAACTCCGGGCAACACGTTGCAGGGTTGGCTGGCCCAGCAGTCGGAAGCAGCGCCAACCACCGCCGCAGGCGACGGCGGACCCGTGCTAAAATACAACCCAGCAACAGGGGATTTTGAATAATGAGAGTTGAGCTGCCAGACGGTCGAATACTTGAGTTTCCAGAGGGGACTAGCCAAGACGAGATGCGGGCAGCCATTGGGCGCTTGCTGGGCAACACACCAGCCGAGGTTGCGCCAGAGCGCACATTCGGTGAAATGCTTTACGAAAACGTGATCGGCAGCGGCGAAGTTGACACGCCCGGCGAACGCCTTGGCGAACTAATCCGAGGCGCTGGTGCAGCCACAGCACGCGGCATTGCCGACGTGCCAGCTATCCCAGCCAACATCGCGCAACTCGGCGCAATGAGCGTGGAAAAGGCGTTTGGCATGGAAGACCCGTCAATGGTTTCTCGCGCCCTTGATCGCCTGCCTGACACCAGAAACATGCTGTCGGCAGTGACGGGCGGCGAAAGCGATTACCAAGCACCCGGCACCGCAGGTGAATATATCTCGACTATTGGTGAGTTTGCTGGCGGCGCTGGCGCGTCGGCTGGCCCGCGTGCAATGCTGAAGTATGGCGCAGCGCCGGGCGTCGCGTCTGAGGCCGCTGGGCAGCTAACCGAAGGCACGGCTATGGAACCATACGCACGCTTTGCTGCTGGAATGTTTGCCCCGTTAGCCTTAAATACAGCCAATCAGACTGTAAACGCAATGTTTCGACGCGCGGGTGAGCGGCCATCGCTTGAGACACTGCGCGACGCGAAGAATGCTGCCTACAACGCCGTTGACGCCTCTGGTGTAAATGTCCCAGCGTCAATTGTTGATGACATTTTGGACCGAGCGCAATCAGCAGCAGAGGCTCGAAATTACGTTCCCGAAGTGGATACGCAAACCCGCGCCGCTCTGGCCGTGCTAGGCAAGCAGTCAGGCCAGCCTCGTACCATTGGTCAGTTGGACAAATTGCGCCAAGGTCTCAGTAAGCGCTACAGTTCCTCGCCAAACGAAGTCGCCATTCTTGACATAATTGACATTGTTGACGACGCAATTGAAAATCTACCTGGCGGCGGCGAGTTGCTTACGGCGGCCCGCTTGGCAAACTCACAGTATAAAAAAGCTGAACTGTTTGACCAGGCATTCCAGAGGGCGGCAGATCAAGCTGCATCAACCGGTTCCGGCGGCAACACCGTCAACAAGTTCCGTCAGGCTATTACTAGCATTATCAACAACCCAAAGCAGTCAAGATTTTTCGAACAATCTGAGATTGACCTGATGAGGCGCTTTGCCCAAGGTGACTTGCCTGAGAACGCCTTGCGGCTTATCGGCAAAATGTCACCATCTGGTAACGGGTTGATGATGGCCCTACACACGGTCGGCGGGGTCGCCAGTAGCGGCGCTACGGTCCCACTAATGATTGGCGGTGAATTGGCTCGACAAGGTTCATCGCGTTTAGCTATGCGGGGGGCAGAGCAGTTAAAGACTATGGCGGCGACTGGACAGATACCGCAGGCGGCTGCGCCAATCATTCAGCGTGAAATGATCGGGACGTTACCCGGCCTGCTATCTCAGGCGACAGAGAAACCATACAACCCAACGACAGGCCGATAGGGATCACGATGAAAAACGATTACAAGATCAACGAAGATGAGATTCGTGACATCATCGACATTGAAGTCGAAGACGATATCGACGACGACATTGACGATGGCCCGCAGCCGCTTACCAGTGACCAGATTGAGGGCATAATCAGCACTGCGATTGGCGACGCAATCGACTTCATTGAAAGCGACATATCGGAGGATCGCCTTCGGGCGCAGCGGTATTTCGAGGGCAAGACTGACTTGGGCCATGAAGACGGGCGCAGCAAGGTCGTCGCCACGAAGGTCCGCGACACCATCCGATCAATCAAGCCGTCGTTGATGCGTATCTTCCTGTCGTCTGGACGCTACGTTGAGTACGTCCCGCGCGGCCCAGAAGACGTGCAGATGGCCGAACAGGCCACCGCGTACATGCACTATAAGCTAGAGGAGCTTAACGGCTTCAAGCTGCTGTCTGACGTGTTTCACGATGCATTGGTCAAGAAGACTGGCATTCTAAAGGTTTACTACGAAGACTACGACAAGTCGGAAATCCACACGTTTACCGGATTGAGCGACAATCAATACATGGCGATTATGATCGACCAAGACATTGAAGTTCTGGAAC